AAAAACATACCCTTGTATATTCCTATGATATCTGGAGAGCCTTTTAAGCCAAATCTAACAATTCTATCGCTATCTAATGCACGCCCCACACCAGTATTATTAGGCCATACTCTACAGTGTTCACTTGTCATTTTGAGTAAACAAAGTTTGACGACTTTTTGATGCTCTCCTGTGCTTCCTTTTTTAGTTGCTCTACTCTTTGTTTTGCTATTACACCTTTCAGCCATTTTGGTAACTCCAGTTCCTTAGAATAATCAAAGATCATTTCTCCATGTTCTTCGTATAGTTTAAAAAATTTGAAAGCTGGTTTTAAGTTATATCGCAATTCTTTTTGCTTATACTTATCCAGCGTTTTTTTGAATCTTGAAATATTTAATGTGTTTGCTGTGATCCTTTTTAATTCACCCTCTTCATGTTCGATCATTCGCTTTTTAACTTCGTTAGTGTGTCCACAGTAAGGACAACTAAGTTCATTCATACTGAATACAGCGAAGCAAGCTGAACACGTTTTGGTTTTAGGCATATCTTCAATTGGATCTACTTTTTTCTTTTTCTTTACTGGCCTAATCCTGGCAGGTCTGGGATCGAAGGCAAGTCCGAAGCGTTCCGAATTGTTTGCGTGATCGAGAATGATTGCATCCTCTTTGATGTTTTCAAAATGATCCGATCCACATCTGAAACAAGTTTGTTCAGCTCCGCAATCTGCTCCACATCTTCCGCACTTTTTATATGGCCTAAGCACTCTGCCAACTTGTTGGACATAGAGGATTTCAGATTTAGTAGGTCTCGCAAAAATTCCACATGCAGCTTGCGGTATGTCAACTCCTGTCGAAAAGATGTTAACGTTGCATAGGATTTTGATGTGTCCTGATTTAAGTTGTTCGATAGCATTTTGTCTCTCCTCTGTTGAGTGTGATTCGTCTTGTGCTACTGCTGGAATGCCAGCCTGTCTAAATGCTTCAGCACAAATACGAGCATGTTCTTTGTTTACTGCAAAAAGGATAGTTGCTCTGTTTTCACCATACTTTTTCCAGGTTTCCACAATGTCACCAATGACTTTAGATTCTGAAGCTTTTTCAGCAAGTGATTTTTGATCATAATCGCCTGCTCTAGTTTTGATTCCTGTAACGTCAATTTTAGCTGGTGCATAAACTATATCCTTTACCAGAAAACCCTGGTCTCTTAAATCTGCTGTTTCAATGGGCTTGATAACATCTTCCCACTCTTCTAAATATTTGTTACCAGTATTGAAAGGAGTCGCAGTAAATCCAATCCATTTTTTCTCTGGAAACATTTCTAAAAAGTTTCTATATTTTGGGCTTGTAGCATCGTGACACTCATCAACAATCACATAGTCGTAATCCAGTAGAAATTGATATTCTGGTTTATCCATTCTTCTTGTAATTGTATCGATTGAACAAATCTGCATATCATTAGATGGATCAAATCCTTTTGAATTTCCCATTATGATACTGGCTTTATGTCCAGTAAATTTCTCTATTGATTTTTGAGTTTGAAATATTAGTTCACGTCTACGAATAACGATAAGAACTTTAAGTCCATTTTTAAATATGGAGTGTGATATTTGTGTAAAAGTTGCAGTTTTTCCACCACCAGTGGCAAGATAGAAAATTACTTTACTATTACCACGAGCAAAAGAATTTCTAAGAAGCTGAACTCCTTTTTCCTGGTACGGCCTAAGAGTTAACATCGTTAATTAATTTTAAAGTTAAAGAATAGACTTGATCGCTAACATGTTCCCATCTTGTGCCTTTTAAGTTTTCATTTAGATATTTCATGTATTCAGCACTTGGGATATAAGCTTTTTGAATATATGGAAAATAAGCTTTCAATGCCCTTTCCAAAACTATTTCACCAGCAGGATCATCTGCATAAATTAACTGTTTATACTCTAGCTCTCTAGCCATAATATGAATCTCCTCAATTGCTTTCTAAACCAACTCATCTCTTTTTCACGCTTCTTTTCTAGTCTTTCAAAAAACACCATCCCATATATTCCAGTCTTATGATCAAGATCTAGTCCAGCCATAACATCGAAATTCATTTCATTAAACTTTATGATAAATTCTGCTGTATCATCACCAGGTTTTAATTTACATTCTCTCATAACGATCCCCACTGTTCAGCCATTGCATCAGCTATTCCCTGATACGTTGTTGATCTAATCTTCCACCTATCTTCTGATGGCCCTAACTTGTGCATTCTACCAAACCTTCCATCTACTATTTTTGTTGGTTCCAAAGGCGGGAGACCCTTCAAGTATAGACATGTCGCCTTTGTTTCTCCATGTCCATATTGCCACGGTTGCACTATTTGAGTGTAATCACCCATAAAGGCCTTTGCATATTTATGTGGAATTGGATTTTCAATGCATATTTTTTCACAATTCAATTCTTTTAATTTTCTAAAAAATATACCAGCCTCTATCATATTGTTATATCTTTCCATATTAAACTGACCAGTCTTTTTACTGTAGAGCCATCTAACACCGCTGTTGCAAAGATAAGTGCATGGTGGATGAAGTATTATAATGTCCCATTTGGGATCGTTTGCTATATCAAATATATCCCCTTGATAGTGCTCTCCTGGAGTATCTGATGGTAACAAATCGCAAGAAACAGCATTGTGCCCAAGCTTTTTAAAGGCATCTCTTACTTTTCCAGAATACTCGCATCCAACTAATATATTTTTACATTCTCGGCTCATTTTCACCCCTGTAGTATTTTTCACATTCTTCACAGATATGAACTTTATGAAACATATCTTTAACCATTACTGTTCCATCATCTTCAGTTTCATTTTCATCAAATTCTGTTTTGTTATATGTAAATACTCTTGCAAAAGATCCTGGTAAAATTGCGCTGTCGCAATCATGACACCTTCTACCAACTCGTGTTTTGATATCTTTTCTACTTTTCAATTTCCAGTTCGGATTGGACACTTGTATTCTCCAGTATATGTTTAAATACCTCAAAGCAAGCATTTCTATCTGACTCAGCCTCGTGGTGATTAAGTTCTAAATTAAGTCTATTGGCCCATGTATCTAGTTTGTTATCTTCAATTCCCATTCTTCTGGCCATAGAGATTGTTGATAATTTGTACTCATCTTTAAAGACTTTCCAGTAGCTTTCAATAAGCATGTTATTCATAAAAAAGCTTTTAAAAAACCTAGAATCAAAACCAGAAGTATCGTGAGATACGAAGAGTATTGGGCGATTATCATCAGTTTTGAATGGCTTGAGAAAATGTAAGAGCTGGATTGCTGTTTTTCTAGGATCTGGGAAAGTAAGTGCTTCTGCAAGTGAGAATTTGTGCACTTTTTGCGCTCCGATTGTCCATCTTTCTTTTTTAGGTCTAGCATATACAGTCACCTTATCCTTTATATCTAAATTGAAATCTACTATCATGGCTGAAAAAGTAATCATATCGTGTTGTTTCTCACTAAATCCAGTGGTTTCACAATCACAAATCATAATATGCTCATTGCCTGATAACTCAGAACTTTCTGGTAAATATGAAAGTATTTCATCTTTATAAGATCGGTTCATTGTTAACATGCCATTCTAGGTGGTGCTCTCTACATAGCCATCTAACATCAAGTTTCTTATTATAATCATCATGATGAGCCTCAACCTCTTTATTTCCACAAACCTCACAAGGCATTGGTATTAATTTACCCCTATGTTTTGCACATGCAACAGCTTGATGAGCAGCGTGTTTTTTAGGGTTTTTCTCTCTATACCTAATTGCCGCTGACTTTCTATCTATTTTACTAGCAGAAATTTTTAAGTCTGCTTTTCTCTTTTCAAGCTTTCCACGCTCTCTATCCTTAGCTCTTAGTTTTGCTCTGTTTTCATCTCTGTACTTAGCAGTATCTACAGCTCTACATTTTTTACATATAGAAAACCTGCCATCAGGTTTGTTTTTGTTTCTATGAAACTCACTTAATGGCAGGGAAGATTTACATCTTTTACATTTTTTCATAGATCAAAACGGAATGTTATCGTCTGAAAAATTACCAGTATGGGCTGGCTTGCTATCTATGCTTGCACCAGTTCTTTGTTCTGCTTGAAGGATATGAGCATCAAGATTTAAACCGCCTAATACAGTTATAGCCTCTTCTTCTGCAAGAACACCTTTCATGCCAGATTTGTCTGGATTGTTAATGAAGTTTACCTTTACATAAGACTTACCATTAGCATCAGTCTTAATAGATCCATCATCATTTTTCTCGTAGTCACAAACTACTTCTAATTCAACGCTTGTATCAAAAGCTCCACCCTGAACACCTTTTGCAATATCAGTAAACTTTTTTGTTCTTAATGCTCCAGTTTCAACAAGTGTATTCATTAGATTTGTGAAATACTCAGATCCAGTAGTTCCAGCCGTTAGAAAGTTTTGAAAATAAACTGCCAACCCACTCTCAACTGTTTTAAATTTAATATTCATTTGTGGAGTTTTTTTATCTCCAACAGTTTTAATACCGTAATCTTCGATTGTCGCCTTATAACGACCTGGCTCGATGCTCATTATTTTTTACCTTTAGTCGCTTTCTTAGCAACAACTTTCTTAGCTGCTTTAGCAACTTTTTTCTTAACTACTTTTTTTGGAGCAGCAGCAACAGTAACTTTTGATGCCTTTTCCATTTTCTTGTCTAACCAGTGAGTTCCTTTGTTTGCCTTAGTTAAAAGTGCTTTAAAAGTCTCAGCTTGTTTCATTGTTAAAGTAACCATAATTTCTCCTTTAAGATTATTGGTTTGTTATTATTTCCTCAACCCTACTAAGGTAAGATCTAAGCTTTCCAATATTAGTTTCAGTTTGAATCAACTCTTCAATTTTTAATCTTGTAGTCTCATCAGCAACCTCAGTTATCATTCCGTTAATTTGTCTAATCAGAGACTCAGCAGTAACAACAGAATTTTTCTTAGTTTCTTGGTAGGCTTTCCAGTTAAGAATGATGCTATATGGAAGATCATATCTATTTTTAGCATCATGCCCTGGTCGTCTTTCGGTATAGATAAATCTTTCACCAGAATCTAAACCTTTTCCATCTTTAACGTGAGTCTTGTAGTTAGCAAAAAGAATTGCTTTAACATACTTTCTTATTCTTGCTGAAGCTTTTTCATGGATATCAATTTCATATCTTGTGTATCCTTCAACAAGAGTTGGATCATCAAATCTTTTTGTTTTACTATGGCCAATAAGAATTACATTTTTACCATTCTCCCTTGCCTCTTCACATGCTTTTAGAAATAAATCCCATTCATCTAAACAAAAGATATACCCTTGCTTGTAACCAAAATCTTCAATCGACTTATAAGTTTTTCCATTTACTGATTTTCTTTTGCATGTTGCATTCCAAATTAATTCTTCAACCTTAGATAAAGAATCAATTACAATTGTTTCAAAGCTTTCTTCTGCTTGAACTTGCTTGATTGCTGCAATCACTGAATCAAGAGTTTTTAAATCCTTTGCTTCAATCCTTGTTGTGTCAATCTCAGCAGAACCACCTTCAACATCGATTATTACTGGGCTTCCTGAATCAGTAGCAAATGTAGTTTTACCAATTCCTTCAACACCGTAAATAACCATAAATTCTGGCTCTTGTTTTTTACCCTTACTTAATTGAAATTGTGACATTAATCTCTCCTGTTAATAGAGGTTTCAACCTCGTTTCCATGTGTTTTGGAATAGATTTTCTTCTAATCCAATTTTTTACTGGAGCTACATCATCGTAACCACAATAAGCTGCGACCTTTAGGAATCCTTGCTGCTCGTTTTTAACGTAGCGTTCTAATTTTCGTAACATAAGTTTTCCTTTTTTCTGTTTGACAAATGAGTAACAAAGTTCAATTATGTTCGTCAAGGAGAAATTCAATATGAAATCAATAAACGAATCTGATTTAGAACAAGGATCATCTGCCTGGCACGAATGGAGAGCTGAAGGTATTGGTGGATCTGAAGTCGCTATCATCATGGGTATCTCACCATGGAAAACAGCATATGAGTTATGGGAGCAAAAACTTGGAAAAAGAAATACTGATAATGCTAGTAATTTTATTACTGACAAAGGTCACAGGCTTGAACCTAAAATAAGAGCAATGTATGAAATACAGTCTGGCAATACAGCCGCTCCATGTTTAGTTATGAGAGAAGATAAGCCAGAGCACAGAGCAAGTCTTGATGGTCGTGATCCAGAAAAAAGAATTTGTGTTGAGATGAAGTTTGTTGGTGCTGGTGAAAAGTGGGAGCTAGCGAAAGATGGAAAACTTCCAGATTATTATTATGCTCAAGTTCAGTGGCAACTGTATGTAACTGGTGATCAGTATGCTGACTATGTTGCTTATAATGAAAAAGAAAATAAAATCATTATAATAAAAGTTGATCCTGATATTGAGTTTATAAAAGGAATGCTTAAAGAGGTTACAAAATTTTGGAAGCTTGTTCAGACAAAAAAAGAGCCACCTCTAACTGATAGAGATTGGAAGAATGTTCGCAGTAAGGATCTTGGTGACAAAATAGACAAACTAAAATCTTTAAAGGAAAAAATTGCTGAAGATCTTATTTCTATAAAATCTCTTGAAGATGAAATTAAAACTCACGAGGCCATAAATCACCCAAGATCTATTTGTCGTGGAGTTAAAATTCAAGAAATTACACGTAAAGGATCAGTGGATTATAAAAAAATAGTTGCTGAAAAGTTGCCAGAGCTTGATACTTCTGGCTATGTTAAGGCATCGACAACATATAGGAGCATTAAGCTATGAGTAAGGAAGAAATCAAAACTCTTGATGGTAAACTTATTGTCACTGAAAGTAAGGTAAAGCATCACACAAGCGGTCAAATGCTTGATTATTTATCTTTTTCAAATGGGCAAGATGTTTGTGGAATCTATCTAGGAAAAGAAACTAAAAAAGAACTATCAAAATTTTTAAACAAAAAGGAAGCTAAGAATGGAAGCAGTAACACAACTAAGTAACGAAACAATCAAATTGTCTGGAAAAGATGTTGATAATAGACTTTTCAATATGACTTTTAATAGATTATGTCAGCACCAATTTGCTGATCCAAAACTTGCTTATAACATTGGTTATATCTCTAAAAAAGTTCAAAGCTTAACTAAAGATATTATGATGGAGCATGGAAAACTTCTTGATAAATATGCTGAAAAAGATGAAGCTGGTCAGCTTAAATTAGACGAAAACAAACAAGTTATCGTTAATGAAGAAAATCAAAAGCTTTATAAGTCAGACCTTGATTCAATTCACGAAATTGATACTGAAATTAGAAAAAGAAAATTAGATGTTAATGTATTATCTCAACAGGGATTTATGTTATCAGCTAATGACATATCTGTATTGGAACCACTGCTTTGCGGCCTTGAGGACTAATTAGATTGGGGACTCGAAAGAGTCCTTTTTTTTATTCTTCGTCGTCGTATTTGTTTGCTGCTTTTCTGATATCAGCAATAGATGTAATAGCTTTTTCAGCACCCTCTTCTTTTTCTTTTAGGCACTTTAAAACCATCTCCATTTTCTTTTTGTCTTTTTTGCACTCTTCGATTGCGATCATTTTATCAGCAAGTGATTCAATTTCCCATTCGTCAAATTTACCATATTTAGATTTTTTCTTTTCTTCTTTCATTGCTACGGTCTCCATATTAATTCGTTTCCTTCATTTTCTTTATTGTAATTAATAACACCTCTTCTCATCATTGGATCTAAGGCCTTACCAATATTCTTAATTTCTTTTCCACCTCTAGTTCTTACTACAGTAGTTTTTGCTGCATCTGCAAGCTTTTTAGCAACTAGCATTTGAGCTGCACCTTCACGTCCAGCACCAACAAATGATCCTGCACCTACCATTGCATCTACTGAAGTAATATAATTCTTTCCTGCTGCACTTCTTGCTTCTCTACCAAGTGGAGAATCAGCATCAAGAAGAATTGACCAGTCCTTATTCTTTTGAGCAATGTCTTGCCCTAGTCCTGGAACAGCTCTATCAGCAGCATTTTCAATATTCTTTTGGAATAGATTACCAATTTTATCTACACCTTGTTTATACTGATCTTTTACCTGGCCAAAAGGATTATAGAAATTATCAGGAAGATTCTTTCTAACCTGGCTCTTAATGTTTGATGCTTGCTGGAGTGAAATTTCAGAAACAAAATCTCCAGCCTTGTCTTTTGGAAGTGCTTTCATCAATTGATCTTCCATTTGATTAGCAACTTGATCACCAATCTCATTTCCAGTTTTGGATCTAATTCCGCTAGTGTAATCACCAAATTGAGATAGAATATCTTCAACATTTACCTTACCCCCTACTTCATCAACAGCGGAATACATTGTCTTTCTATCTTTAGCAAATCTATTACTTAGCTTATCAATCTTTTTTCTGATCTGCTTATTTGTGCCAACAATATTTTCCTTGATCATTATGTCTGATAACTTACCTTTTCCAGCAAGTTCAAGTGTTTCATCAATTTTTGAAACACCAGATCTAATCATTTTGTCACCAACTACATCAGCAGCTTTTTTTGCTGGATTAAATAGCGATTTTAATTTACCAGCTTTTCCAACAGCACTAGCACCACCACTTAAATAAGTTGTAGGATCAAGTGCAACATCACCAACAAATCCTAAAGCAGATCTACCAATAGAATCTTCCATTCCAGATTTTTCAAGATAATCTTCAGTTGTTGGAGCCTTACCTTTAAGAACATCTAGTCCAGTGTCAGGCTTGTTCAAAAGTGGCTGATCAGTAGCTAAATTATATAAATCAGCATAGCCTGAAGCTGCAAATCTACCAGCACCAGCAAGATAATCAAGACCTCTAAGGCCATAGTCAAGTGCTTTTGATCCAAGTCCAGGCTCTTCAGCTTGTGGCTCTTCAGGAGCAGCTTGTGAAACAGCAAAACCTTCAAGCTCTAATAGCTCATTACCCTCTTCTTGAGTGAGTTTACCAGCTTCTACAGCTTCAAGAATTTCTAATTCTTTTTGCTCTTCAGGAGTAAGTGCCATTATTTTTTCCCCATTTTTGCTCTTAATTCTTCAAGTCTACTTTTCTTTTTGTCACTTGCAGCGCCTTCAGGCTCAAAATCACTCAAACTAAAAGTTGACTTACCTTTAAAGCCTTTAAGTGTTCCGTGCTTAGAAGCATAGTCAATAGATGCTTGCTTAGCTTTTGCACCAGCTTCAATTTTCTTAATAAGAGAGTCAAGCTTGGCTTTATTTGTAGCAGCAGGTAATCGAGGATTATAAGCTCTTTCAATTAATTGCTTAGCTTCTTTCTCACTGAATTGACCACCTAAGATTTGCTTAAGTGATTGCTGAACAACTGTCTCAACATCTTCTTGAGCAGCAGCAGATTCAGGATTAAATAAATCTCTAAGCATTTTTGGCTGAACAGTATTAACTAAATCATCACCCTCTTTAGTTCCAAGTCTTGTGCTTATATTTCTCAGCAAATCAAGGTTACCAGCAACGTTTGCATATCCACCTTGATCAGAAAATTCTTGAAAAGTTTTACCAAACTCTTTATCTCTTTTTTCTTCAAGAGGAGTTAGGTTTAATTTACCTTGAGATTGTTTTTGCTGTCTCTTATCAAGCATAGCAAGCATTTGAATCTCACTGTCTAAAAGTCCCATTTCTTGACGTTGTAAACCTTGCTCAAGCTGAGCTGTTTTATAAGCTCTCTCTTGTTGAGTCTCAGGTCTTTTGTAACTTCTTGCAAAGTTGGATCCAGTCCATGTATCAGTAAGTGCCATAAGTGGAGTCAAATCAATTTGCTGTGGAGCATTTTGAATTTGCTGCAAATTAGCTCTTTGAGAATCAATGTTTGATTGCTGCATTTGCATTCTTTGCTGAATTTTTTGTTGCAAATTTTCATTCATAACAGTTCCTTATGCGTACATTCCACCACCCTGATTCATTGCCCAGGGATTAAATTGTTGGTTTTGAAATATTTGTGAACCTTGTGTTCCAGCGACTTGAGCTGATCCAGCAGGTACAGCAGAAGCTCCACCAGCAGCGGCTCCACCGCCACCCATTGCACCAAATGCACTTCCCATTTGAGCACCAGCCATTGCACCTTGCATAGCTGCCTCAAGTCCAGATGGAGCTTGAGTAATTTGTCCTGGTCCCATACCAGTATGTGGAGAGTACATTGTTTGAGTTGCAGCAGCTTGATTCATTCTATCTGCTCTCTCTTTATCACTCTTGTTTTTCATAAGTCCAACACCAGCACCAATTGCCATAGGTATCCAAAATGCCATCTATATCTCCTTGTAAAAGCTTATATATTTATCGTTACTTCCAACTATTTTGTAACCACGTCTTATATGAGCCAAAACTCTTGTTGTTGCTCTTTCTTTTGTTATATCAACATTACCAGTGACAATATTGCAACCTTGCTTTCTTGCCATATTAAAAAGAGTTTCGAGAAAATCATTAGTTTCTTTTTTTTCACATTTAGGATCCATCGACATGGCCTCAATATATAACTCTTTATTTTCTGGAATTATTTGGTAAAAAGCAAATCCATTATCAGAGAAGTATGAATCCATACCTTGAATCTCTTTCATGTAATCTGCTATTACCTCTAACGTTTTCATTACTTGAACAGTCCCCCACTAGATCGACCAGCAGAAGCTTGTGCCTTTCCAGTTTCAATAGCACCCAATGCACGCATATCTTCAGAGTACATGTTTTGAGCTGCCATGTTTTGAGCTGCAATATCTTGAGCAAGTAATTTAATATTTTGGTTTTGAATACCTTGCTCAACACCACCAATTCCTTGCAGTAGTTGATTTTTCATTGCTTCATCAGCTTGAGAAATTTGAAGATTGGCCATTCTGTTTTCACGTCCAATTCCTTGCATTCCACGCATACCAGATCTAGTTGCATCTCTCATTAATCTCTCACGAGATCCAGTTGCAACACCACCACGCATAGCTAAGTTTCTCATGCCTTGAGTAACACCACTTGCTTGCATACCTCTTAAGCGATCGACATCTTGCTGTCTCATTGCTTCTTGAGCTTGACGTGCAAGCATTGCTGCCTTGGTATCACCAACAGTCATACCTTTATCTTTTAAAGCTTGAAAAGATTCACCCATTGATGCTTTAAATCTTGGATCCAATTCACCTTCAGCATTTCTCAAAAGAATTTGCCCAGGTCTAACTTCACCATATCTATTTACACCACCAGATACCTGCATGTATCCACCTGGAGTTGGAGCCTTTTCTATGTCTCCACCTGGTTTATAGTCAGGACTTATTGCAGGGCCAGAATATCTCATACCTGCTGGCTCACCACCGCCAAATACAAACTGACTCAAGTTTTTACCATCACCATAAATACTGCCAGTTCCAAATCCAATAGTTCCACTGTGAAGTGGACTAATGTTTAATGGATTACTTGCTACTGATCCAGATCCAGTACCTAAAGGTTTATCAAAGATACTGTTCTTTCCACCGATTTTAATTCCGCCACCGCCGCCCATTAGCTTAGCTCCTCGTAAGTTGACATATCTGGCTCGACTCTTGTCTCGCCATCTGGAACCATATTTGAAAGAGTATCGACCATAAGTCTACGTTGTCTTTCAGTATGATTTGCCCAGTATTCTGTACCTGGATGCATTTCTTTTTCCAGGCATCTTAATTTAGTATAAGCAATTACAAAATGAACAAATTCAGGAATATCACAAATGTCAGTATCTAGTTGTAATCTATTTGCATTCCTTAAATACCAAACTCGCATTTTTGAAACACCATCTTGTGATGGCCCTGTATCGTTTTGTCTGATAGCAGGAACAAAATACATCGTTGGGTTTCCAATCGTTTCATTTGTAATTAAATATCTGTAAAACTCAGTTGATCTGAACCTTTCAGTTAGTGCAATATCTTCAAATTTTGCTGACTCAGGAATACGAGCCACTTCATAAGTTTTTGACTGATCATCAGAGAAAATAATTTTTCTAATCTTGTGAGCATAGATATCTTCAGGAAGTGAATATCTTTTCTCACCCTCAACAAGCGGAACAAAATAATCACTTAAAAAGTAATCTTCATAAATTGTATGAATTTCCGCTTCAGCTTCATCAATTGCTTGATTAATATAATTAGTTAATTCAGTTGGCTGAATAAAAACTTCACCCTCAAGATCTAAATCCTGCTGAACCTTTTGTCTAATCTCTGCAAGCGTCCAATATTTTGCCATTAGTATTCCTTGACTTTAGTCCACGTATCTATTAAACCAAAATTATCTGAATCTTTAAACTTAAATCCATGGAAATGAGCCAGATACGCAATAATTAACTCGTTGCATATAAGCTTTTTAAAGTCATTTCCAATCATATTAAAGCTAATAAATCCAAGAGATTTTAATAGTAAGCCGATTATTTGTAGATTATCGTACTCTTTTCCCCTGAATTTATCAAAAAATTCGTAAAATTCGACTGTGGTTATATCAGCTTTTATCTGATGAGATTCAATTAATCTGTATTTTTTTAAATATTCATCCCTTGTGTACTCTTTGCAGCCAGCTCCAGTAACATCAAAAAACTTATCACCAATTGATATGGCCATGTGAGACCAGGAGTTTTTGTTAAATGGATTCATCCCCTGGAAAATCATAATAAGCCATGCAAAAATTGGGAATGGGTGAATAATGTTTCTGCATTGATGTGCATAAGGTGTCATATAGAAAACTCCTCAATTAGATAATTCCTAATTGTTTTAGTTCCATCAAACGGTGTGTTTGGCACTACAGGAGCAAGATCTAAAAACTTAATGTAATCAGCATGATCTTCATTCTCTAATTTAACAACAATTGTTTTTCTGCCATAGTTTGGATCAGTTGCATCAGTGATTGTTGAGCTGTTTTGCTTGAAATCTTCAAATGCTGTTCTGTAATCATCCATAAAGTGACGGCCCATTAATAGAGCAGAAGTTTCAGAGTATCCTTGAGGCATAAGTGCTGCTGTCATACCTTTCATAACTGGTATCTGTAGGCTCTTAACCAATAAAGATCTTCTTTTAATTCCTTCATCAATCATGTCTGATTCGTTAATAAAGTAATACTTAATAGTTGGTTTTTTATCTTCGTTTTCACTGCCATCAATATTATACCAAGTTCTAATTGTTGTTCTAAATAGTGCAAATCCAGATGGATCCCTATTATATACAACTTCAGTTTTCAGTATTGGCTCAGTTGGCATATTGTTTTCATCAATAGACTTATACCAAACAACCTCTTGAACTTCACCCTTAACAACTTTACGAACAGGTATAAGAGATTGCTTAAGACCTAGCTTATAGTTTATAGCGTGGAAGTGCTTTCCTTGTTCATTAGATATTCCATATATCTTAGGAACCTTAAGGCTCATATCAGTATCTTCAAAATCTGCGACAAGACTGTTCAGTGCTTCGCTTTCTTCAGTAGTTAAAGTTTCTGTGATTTCAAACCTAAGATCATCAGCACCAAACTTTAAAACATTTAATATTTTACTGTTTAATGCCTTGGCATCTTCTTGAAATTTATTAAGATCACTTATGTCTCTAGTTCTATGAATAAACATTATGAATACCTCACCAATATGGCCGTATAACCTTTAAGTTGTGCTGTTCCACCAGTAATTTCTTTTGAAAACCTTAAATCAAAACTAAATGAACCAGCAGGAATTGTTACTGGGAAAACATAAGTTCTCCAGTGAGATTGAGCTGCATTTGAGTCTTTACCCTCTTCAGCCGAATCAGGATCTAACACTGATCCATTATAATTAATATCAAATTCCATATCATTGTTTGCTGAATGTGGCTTATACGCAAGAGATACAATTAAAAAACCATTTCCAGCAGCAGATGGATTAACAGGAGTGTTATAAATAACAGTTTTCGCAGTTGTGTTTGGAAGCGTAACATTTGCATTTTGAACTTCTAAAGCTTCAACATTCATTGGGCCAACAGGCCCTTGGATTCCTTGAATACCTTGGATCCCTTGATCACCTTGAATACCTTGATCACCTTGATCACCCTTGAAAGTTCTAATCACTCCAAGGTCATCGATATACTTAACTTCATTATCGCTCTGGTCAACATATATTCTATATCTCCCTGAAGCTGGAGCACCTGGAGCCGTGGCTCTTTTAGGTAAATTTATAGTTGCATCACTCATATTACATACACCTCACCATCAACATACAGTTCACAGTTTATCTCTCTCTCATTAAGATTATAAACATTCTGTGATGGTACTTTAATATCATAATCAACAAAGTCCACTCTGTGAGTATTCTTATCGACTAACCAATCATTTACATCTGCACCAAACTTTCTCCAGACAACAATCCCATCTGGTCTGTTTTGAGCATAAATAGAGTCAACTGGAAGATCTTGTCCAAATGGTTTATCAGGCCCACCTGTATAGATAGGGCCTGAATCACCATCAGTATCATCGGTTACTTTTAAACCATTTTGAATCTCTAGTAACTCTTCTTTGTTAAGCATTATGGAGCTACTACCTCAACTCTTCTAACTCTAACTGTTACACCAGCAGTAGAACTTGTAACTAAAAGTCTCATGTTACCACCAGATACATCAGTATCAACTTGAAGGTTAAAACCACCAATCTTAAGCTTGTTAACAACATTTTCTTTTGAAGTTACACCGTTATTAAGAGCGTTTACTTCAATCATTCTAACATCAGATGGACTTGCCTCTTCAAAAGCATATATGATCCACTTACATGCACCAACGCTTGCAACTGGAACAGAGTCAACTGCTGTTTGAGTTGTAATACCAGTAACTTCAATATTTCTAAGACCACCGATAAAATCTACAACTTTTTGAAAAGCAGACTTTACTGTTTCGGTCGCAGTAAAAAAGATTGAGCCATAACCAGTAAATGCACCTAAGTTTGTACTGTTTTCAGGAACACCTGATAAAGTGATTAAATCATCAACATTCTGATCAATCTCAGTAACGATAACATCTTGTGCTTCATCCTTTGCTTCTAATTCAGTAAGAGCACCTTTTACAGTGTTGTTATCAGAAATTACTGATCCTGGGAAAGTCCCTAGATCAACTGAATTTTCTGGCATACCAGACAATGTGATTAAGTCATCAACATTTGCATCAACTTCTTCATGGGCACTTTCTAATTCACCTAAAGCTACTTTAACTGAAACGTTGTCAGAGATAGTTGAACCAGCAAAAGTTCCTAAGTCAGTATCACCTTGAGCAGTACCTAATACAGAATCTTGAGCATCATTGTTACCATCTAGTTTTTCAATCGCAGACTGAACAGTATCAGCAGAAGTAATATCACCTGAAGCTGGTGTATATGCAGCAGCTAAATTAATACCATCAGCAAAGTTCCAATCAACATCGGCAATCTTTACGTGATTAGTACCGTTGAAAGTTACAATCGCTTGACCTTCCTGATCACCAGGGCTATCTGGTAAGTAATTAATCGCAACAAAGGTATCACCTTCAGCTAGTGGATCTGCTGATCCTGGAGTGCTGAAAGTTACGTTTGGAGCTGCAACGTTTGTTACCTCTAAAAGAACTTCATTAATTATCGCAAATTCACCAACTGTAAAATCAGCAGCAGTTAATTGCGTACCTTCATCATCAGAAAAAGGAGTTGTTGTTAAGTTTCTTGCTACACCTGGAGTTACACCTGTATCACCTGTTACAGCTCTAACTTTCTCTGGTCTCCAAGTACCGATTGTAGCTCCACCTTGTAATTCCCAGTCAGCAGGAGCACCAGCGTTTGCTTTCTTTAAATAAAGCTCAGCAGTACCCTGTCTAAAATAGGCAGAACCAATTAGTGCTTCATCTTGTTTGTTACTGACACCATCAGGAACAGCCGTTCCTTGCAGTAAACTAATGCCGTTATCACCATTTTCATCGGTAATCTTGACACCTAATTCTAATTCAAATAGATCTCTACTCATTTTATACCTTCCTTGCTATAGCGTTAACCTTGCCATGTTAACTGCTAATCCATTAACTTCGTTATTCGTAATTGTTAATTCCATCGTCCCTGAGTTATTAACAGAAGAAATAGAGAAATCTATCCCACCACCAATTTTACCAAAGACATTCTCTTTAAGCGAGCCATTTTGATTATTAATAATCATCTTCATCGATCTCACTTTATTATTCACAGTATCTTTAATTGAAATTGTATATTCCAATGTTGAGAAATCTGTGATTGCAACTTGATCAACAATAGTAGTAGTTGACGCATCTGCATTTGTATTAATTTTTTTCCAAACAGAAAGTGAGTTAATAATATTTGTAACATCACCACTGTCTGTACTTGAATCTGCTCTACCATCGAGATCCTGAAGGGCAACTCTAACTCTACGGAAAGCTTCCCTAACATATTGATCCTGGATTTTTGATTCAAGTAATTCATATTGTTTAACCATTTACTATCCATTCGCACCAGTACCAGAGCTTCTAAATCCTTGCTGAGTTTTTCCAACAATCGCATAATGAATACAGTATGAGACTGGTCTGAAAACCTCACCTTTAGGATAACCTTTAATAACCCATTTGTATTGTCCTGATGGTGATAGATCGCTAGTATCAGAATAAGTTAATTGATTCCCACTAATAGAAGTAATGTCATATCCACGAGTATAATTGTCAGATTCAAAAAAGATCTGATAACCAACAGCAGTTGTTGGCCATGCATCTACAAGTGTTGCTGTTTTGGCTGCATTATCTACAGTAGAAATTCCATAAGTATCAGAATTATGAGTTATAATAAATGCGTTAGTCAGTCTGATTTGTTTGTAATTACATCTTAAGTTTTGAGCTGGAAAACGTCTAAATTCATCAATAAATCCATCATAATTCCAAATTATAGAATCATCTCCCCAAACTGCATCTTCATCTCCCCAAGTTAGATTTGCTCTAAATCTAATAGGTCTCAGTTCACCAATTTTACGGCCATCATCATTTATCGAAACCATTGCTAAACTTAAGTTAGTTTCGTTTTGGCACATTATATTCATTCTTGTTATCCACTTTCTCATGAAAGTAGTTCCAAAATTAAACGCACAAGAAGTGTAGTCCCAAATAATAGTTTGAACTTCCCAGTTCGCAGGAGATATTAATGTATTGATTAATGGATCAGTAAGAAGGTTCGTATTGTGTTTAAATAAATAACCTCTACGATCACCACGTATTAATTCATTTTTAAAAAATGTCATTGCTGTTGGAGCAAAAGAGTCACCACCAGACCATGTAGTAAAACAAGAATCTGGTTTAACACCAAATCTTAAGTCTAGTACATACATCTTATCAAGATCAGCACTTGCTGCATCTTCTTTTACAGACCAATAAACACGATTTTCAAGCTCATCATAAGTTGCATAAATCCTGTCTGAATTTGCAAGAAAATCTCTGTATCTTTTGTTAAATTCATTTGAAATCTTTTTTACTTTAAAAGAGTCAGTCCAGTAAAAACCATCAACTCCAGCAAAAAATGTTCCATAAGGTGTTGCCACAATTGAGTTATGAGATGCGCACCCTACAGTATCATTTATTCTTTGATGAAGTGGATCACCTGTGCCATCAGCAGCGTAGAATCCATCAATTCTATAGATATGTCTTTTACAAAAAACTATTGGAATATGCTCAAAAGATCCTATTCCAACAATCTCATCATCAACATCAACAATATTCCCATTTGGAACAGAGTCAACATCACCACGAATTGACATTAGCACTCTGTTTTTAAATGTATCTGATCCATCTTTAACATGAGCATAAAGCCCAATAGAATTTGTTACATGGACGTATTTACATCTAGGTGGCTCATCATTATCAAGCTGAGAAGTAGTGTAAATAGTTGGATTAGTTTCAATATTAGCATCGTCAATATTATCGTTAAAAGTTGTCGTACCATTAGTTACTTCACCAATCTCATAAAGTACATCACCATCTGCAACAGTTCTAAAAATTTTAACTTTAATATTTGTTGTGTCCCAGTTGTCTATAGCACCATTTGCCAAGACTGGAATACCAGTAATGTTATTTGCACTAACTCCTGGATTTTCTGAATTAGTAATTTGAACTTCAGTTGTTGGGCCAGCATCAATAAAATTCAGTTGCCCTGAAGTGTATTCATAAGAATAATAAAAAGCATAAATATAGCCATTTGCTCCAGCAGCACCAATTGAAACATTTGGAGCTGAAGCTAGTGCAGGCAATCCAGCATTTCTAACCTGAAGATTTCCACCAGCATCTTTATACATCTTCATTGGCTTTGAAAAAGCATCGTTAGTAATTAATGTGTGATCATTCCAGTATGCATGAGCCGTATTGTTTGAAGCATCTCCATCAGTTAAAACATCATTTCCTGATGGCCCTGTTAAACTTGTAAGGGATCCACCATCATAATAAAATACTCTTCTGATAGCATTAATTAAAAGAGTATCAACATCAAAGTTCATTAGAGCACCAATTCTTTGTTGCCCAGATGGAATTTGTGGATCAGTATCAAATAAGAAGTCAGATCCAGGTCTTGAGTATGGCCTTTTATTTGTTTCCAGCAAAAAGTTATCAAAAAACCTAGATTGATTAGGTTTACCGTCGATGTAATCATCAGTGATTCCACCAGAGAAATCGTTAATTTCAAATGGCTGCATTTGCATCATAAATTATCCGTAAATTACATCAACTGTTAAAGTGTTATCATTAACGTAAACATAAAAAGAGTTAGAAGTCACTCTCTCAATCTCAGCAAAAAGTGACTTATTGTTTGCTCTAAGTTGTATTAATTTAGTATCAAATTCAAGTGATCCTGGCATAACTAAAGCAGCTCTATACAATCCATTTGGCTGTACGGCCCAAGCAGCAGGAAGAATTTGATCAGTTAGACCAGCGATTGCTTCAGAGTTAAGTTTTTCTGAATTTGAACCATTGTGATTGTGATCATTTAATTGTTGTATATTTGATTCTAAAGCAGGGAACCAGACTGATCCTCGATCTCCTGTTTCTGGTAATAAATATCCATTACTTAATGTTTGCATAAATTATTCCCCACATAAATTACCGTAAAGGTTTCTTCTTTTTTTAATTTTTGGTTTTGCTTCTCTGGCCCAGTTTACTTGTTTGAAACCTGCGACTCCCTCGCATTTTTCTAGTGGAAAATTCCCAGACCTAAAATCATCTCCACACTCTCCATCAGGTACTTGTTTAAAGCTATCAATATCCAAACACCTAACTCTACATCTATCAAATTTTATCGATATATCATGCCATGGCATGGCCTTAATATCTGATTTTCTTAATTGTGAACAAACAATGTTAGTGTTAACCGATGTACAACTAGTTGTATAAATCATCAACAGCATCGTCATAAGCATCTTGATCATCACCACTCCTTGCTTTTTCAATTTTTATGGCAACTTTCTCACCATTCTTTTTGTTAAAATAATATTTTATTTCAACTATTCCAGCTCTAACAACTGGCTCTCCAATTTCTTCTATAAAGTTTTCTAAAACAAATCTAACTAGCCAAGCCTTAAAGCCAACAGTTGTTCCAATTAGCTTTATAAGAGCAAGCTTCACAGCTTGCCCTTTTAGAATATCTAAAACGATTTCTATAAAATTATTTTTATTCTTCATCAACCTCACCGTCGATTTTGTCTAGTGCTTTCATTACATGTGGTTTTAATACAGGTAAAATTGCAACAGCAACATCGTCAACTTTGTTTTCAGTAGCTAAAAAGAATTGTGGAAGTGCAACGAATACTGCTTCAACAACACCTTTTACTGCATCTTCACCAATGTTAAGACCAGCTTTTTTTAGCTCCTTAAGTAATACTTTTTTTGGATCTTTTTCCATGATTAACCCCTTCGTTAGTCAGTGCAGATTGATTCTGCGTTTGGTATTTTCTGGCTTATTGCCATTTTACAAATTAATTTATCTACTCTTTCAATTTTTGTTGTGTTTTCTTTTACATCAACAATTGTTGCAAATGTTCCATGAACATATCCCATAGCACCAGCCATTGGAATACATACGGCCAATAAAAGTTCAATTACACTTTTATTCATAGTGGATAATCCTCTAAGAAGTCAGCCATAAGTTGAGATACTTCATTTAGATCAGCAGTGTAAAAAAGATTTTCATCAGCATTTTTAGCATCGATCATGCCTTTACACTTTGCAATCCTACCAAATTTTAATTCAGCAAGAATTGCTAAAACATCAGTATCAGATTGGATTGCATCTTTTTGAGCCTGAGTATATCCACGCTCGTTAATTAATGCAGTAAAAAATAATTCTACTGTTTCACCAAACTCTTTAAAGATTTTAAATTGAGCAGCTTTTTTACGAGCTTTTTCCATTCTAAAACTTTTATCTTCTGGAGTTGCACCTGAACCATCAATTAGTGTTGGCCCTTCAAAAGTGTATTCAGCTTTTAATGATACGATTGTTCTAGTCTCAGTTTCGCCACTTGGTAATTCTTGAGTATCTTCAAATTCTGAAATTACTAAAGATGGATCGTATTGATCTTGATCTTTAATTGCTTGTCTTGCGTTTTTACCCCAATTCTCCTTGTTTAATTGAGCCTGTAGCCAATCATTGGCCTCTTGCTCTGATTCAAATTCACCAGAAAATTTACGACCACTTAAAATGTTTTGTGCTTTTACTAAATACATTATTTTAACCTCACTATTGAGAATACATTTCTGTTAGAAGATGTATTTAAACTTCTGTTTCCACCATTTGTATGATTAACAGCTACCTCTAATTCTTGACCTTTTTCAAGATAAACCTTAGTTGAAATATCATAGCTTCTAAAAGAGTTTTGACTGTTTACAGGTCTATCTACTACATCAATTTGAACGCTATCAACTATTACATACATAGCAACAGTTCCAAAAGATGTTGTCATTGAGTTTATTCTTATTTTACCTTTTACTTCATACCAGCCAATTACAGGAACAGTATAAACACCAGTTGATGTGTTGTATGCATTATGAGTATCTGCAACTAAGTCCTCATAAACAAGTGTTGTTAGTGTTGCATTATTTATATTTTGACCACTATCACTTGTATATCTCGCAGCAACTAATTCAGTCTCAAGAATTTGTTGAGATGAAGCTAGTTTACTAATTGCTATCCAATGAACAAAACTATTAGCTGATTGCAAGGTAAATGAAACGTCCATTCTAACAGACATTATATCCCCTTTTTCTAGGAATATATAACCGTTAAATTCTTCATTACTGGTAGTTGTAGCCCATCTACCTATTCTAATCTGGCGAACATTGTTTACATATAAATCTATAGATCCAGAAATATTAGTAGTTGCTTGTATATGTCCAGCTACAGAATAAAAACCTTTCTCTGGAGCTGTAAACTGATTTCCATTCCAACTAGCTGTAGTATCCTTTACTGCATTAAACGTAATATCTGTAGTACTAGCAGTAATTGATTCCCCACCATTACCTTTACCAGTTACTATAACATCTCTTCCACCAAAATCTTCTGATGTTTGAGATTGGCTTGACCATCCAGCAATTGGAACAATTACTCTAACTGCGACATCTTCATTAGATGCCATAATTAAAGTTCCTATAGCTGGAAGTAAACCATTAGCTGAGTTTCTTGAAGATTGGCCAAAGTATATAAGGCTATCATCAAGGGCTGGTGCAGTTACTAACTTACCAGTAGAGTTGTCTACTGCCTCAGTTATTTCCCAATCACCAACGTATGTACCCTCTGAAGTGTTTGTGTTGTTTGGTATCGTTAATTTAACAGTATCAAGAGACAGTCCACTAGGAAGTGATACTGATGCAAAAGAAGATGCAATAGTTCCAGCGGAAAAATACCCTATAATTTCTAAGTTATCGCCAACTCTTCTGTGTCTAAAAGATATATTTGAAACCGATCCAAAACCTGCTCCAAATGTTGGAGTGTATTCTTTCCAATCCTCAACAATTGTTCCATAAGCCAATTTTTGTGGCCCAAAAGAAACTCTATCATATTTAAAATCATAACCATCAGCATGAGTTGCAGCACAGTGAATGATTAGTGATCCATTGTCACAATCAATTGGAATCTGAACTCTTGCATAATGAGTACCTTTTCCAGCTTTAACATCTTCACCATTAACTCTATAAATTACTGAGTTAGTTTCATCTTTAAAGTAAACTCTGAAATCACCATCGTTTGCATTTGCATCAGATAGGTCATATTCAAAGCTCATTATTTGAATTTTACCTTTATCAGCTTCAGCAAAATCATCGTTCGCAACTTTAATACCTTCACCTTGAACATTAGATGCTGGCTTTGTAATTACAAAAGATGCTTTTCCAACAAGTGGTGCAACTGTACTTCTTGCAACAGCTAAAGTTGGTGCTCCACCAATTCCATCATCAGGAACTTCGTTTGCTGAATCTTTATAAGCAACATGGCCATCAGTATTTGATTCTGCATCAGGATTATCAACATAGTTAATCCCAGTTCCAGATCCAGATCCAAACTCAACTAAGTTAAGTCCATCATCACCTAAATATTTTTGCTCATCAGAAGAGTAATAAACTGAACCAGCTTCTCTCGTTAAAGCTTCAAGATTTGCTCTTGTTTCACTTGAAACAACTAATTTATTTGCATCAGTTGCAGCTCCAAGATTGATATCAATTCCAGATAAAGTTCCACCTGAAATTGCAGCTCCAGTAATTGTACCACCAGAGAAAATTTTGTTAGTTAAAGTTGCAGCTCCATCTTCACTAACCATTGCCCTTACAGCACCATCGTAGATTTTCATCTTGTTGTCTGTGGTGTTGTACCAGAAAAGTCCTAATAGCGTATTTGATAAATCCGCTGAGACATTTTCCATTTGTGCTTTTTCTAAAAATCCGTAAACTTGCAATTTAAACCCCCTGTAAGTGAGACCAGCTCTTTCCTGTAAAGATACAGCTAATATTAACTTGACTCACACCGAACATTTTTGCAATTTTCGATTGAGAAAGTTTTCCTTTTAACTTTAAAATTTCAAGAACTTGATGCTCTTTTAATTTGTGCATCCCATTTACTTCACCTTTAGTTCTTGATGCTTTACTAGTCCTGTCACGAATATTTCTATCCATAACATTATCTAATATAGTACCAAGTTCAAGATGATTTATATTAATACATTGTGGATTATCGCATTTATGCCTAACCACTAAACCTTTTTTAATTTCACCATTTAAAACTGTATAAACATACCTGTGCATAGTCATGTTTTTTCTTTTAAAATTAATTCTAGGATATCCAAACTTATCAGTCTTGTGTGACGTGCAGTTATGGCATCCATTTTCATCAATTTCGTATTTAATATTACTTCTCAGCACCATTACTCCATGACTATTAATCTGTAAGAACCAGCAGGAAGTGGCACGTTAGTTTGTACTCTAACGTTACTTGCGCTAGTCGCTTTTATTGTTGCTATTATTCTCTCAAAATCGTTTGAATTGTCCAATAATTGAATTATCGCATTGCGTGCATCAGTGATCTCACTTGACACATCAATATCTTTTAAAATTTGAATACCATCAAACGCTTCATCATTTACATATTTCGATACACCTAAAACTTTTATTGTTGATCCAGTATCAACATAAGCTTTTTGGTTATCAGTTGCGTACATTACTCTACCAACATTCGCAGCATTTGAAGCTGGTAAAGTTCCACTTGTGAAATTTTCAAGTCTCAAGTTTATTGCTTGACCTTTAAGGTAAAGATCCTTGAAGTAACTACTTGAACTACCTAAGTCAACTGCATTATCAACAGAGCCAATTAATGTATCTTCAAGAATTATATTTCCCTTAGTTGCATTACTTGTACTTGATAGAGTTAAGTTTTCACTTGCTGAGACACCACCAATTAAATTTTGACCACCTGATCTACCAGCCAGTAAAGCAAATTGCGTATGGCCAGCATCACCTACAGTTAAGCCACTCAATTCTGAATGGGCTATCTCTGAATCAGGATTAGAGGCTAACCATACACCATTTACAGCATCGTAAAATAGAGCATCACCAGCTTGAGCAGGTTGTGTTCTGGCAAAATCTCTATAGTTTGCACTTCTTAAATCCATTAGCTCTGAAATTAAAAATGTATCAGCAGCATCCTGGATAGAGTTACTTAAAAATAAATTGTTAAATCTTAAACTTGAACTTCCAAGATTTCTTGTTCCATCCGCATCTGGTGCTAAATTACCATTGATATTTACATTTCCAGAGAATGGATTCAATGTGATGCCACCAGCAACACTTGAAATCGTATTTGCATCCAAGCTTAAATTATCGATATCTAACTGTCCTGTGATATCAACATTTCCAATTATGTTCTGGCCAATAGTTTCCATTATCGAGTTGATATCAACAACTCCAGTACCATTAGCGTTCAGAATTAAATTTCCATTCAGGTCTGTTACTGAAAGTGTATTACCATCTAATCTTAGGTTGTCGATATCAAGTCGAGAACCTGTAATAATACCACCAGTAATATTACCTGTTGTAATAAGATTTTCATCATTAAAAGAAATTTGCCCTGAAGCAGAAGTGATTAATCCAGCAGATAAACTTAAATCTGCATTGATTCCCACAGTTCCAGAGAAAGTTCCATTTGCGAAACTTAAATTACCAGTTCCGTTTAAATTTTCATCATCAAATGAGATTGCACCTGTACTTGAAGTTATACTTGCTTCAGTAAGAGTCAGTGACTCAACTCCACCAGTTGCTATTAAATTTGTTCCAGTAATATTTCCAGTTGTAATCAGATTTTCATCTGCAAAACTTATTTGTCCTGAACTATTTTCAATAACACCCGAAGAAATAGTGAAATCGTTAACCAGAAGTGAGGTGGCAATGTATCCTGTCCTGAACCTTTCAGTTGCAGTACCAAGATCATAGCTGTCATCACTAACAGGTCTAAATGTGTTGTTTGTTTGAACATAGCCAGTTCCATCTGCACTATTCGCATCTAAGGTTAAATTTTGACCAGTAAGGTTTCCACCCCAAATTCTCTGGCCAGCGAAAATCCCAGTTATTGGATCTCCGTTTTCGTCCAAATCCGTTTTACCTTTCTGGTAAACGTAAACATCTTGAGTAATATCCATCAACGCAGCTAAAATACCATCGGTACTCCAGTCTACATCAAATATTTTATACCATTTTGGTGAAACATCACCATCTCTTTGCTCCCAACGATAACCAGCAGCTTTTCCATCACCATCATCAGTAACAACTCTATAGTCATTTATATTTGGAGTTGTATCACCTGGATTTGGAGTGTCTACACCTGTTGGTAGATCTCCTGGAGTTGGAGTTGTCCCAACATAATTTGGGTACATAACAGCAGTTATATAGTTAAGAGCCTCTTCAACATTTGAGACTCCAGGCAAAGCACCATTGGCATACAAGAAATCAGACAACGAATGTCTATACATGTGCTGACTTTGATTCCAAATTTCAAATCTTGAATGTTCAAATATCATATCTTTGCGACCTTAGTTCTTAATTAATTGGACTAGGTAATGCTTCGTAATTTGTAGCATCATCATCCCATCCTTGATCATCTGGATCCCATATTGCACCATCTTCAATGGTAGAAAACTCTTTTCTATAGGTGATATCAGATGAAGTTGCACTTCTAAATCCATATCTAGTTAAATGACATGGATCTCCTTGTTTTGCACTAACAGGAGCAACATACGCAGCAATAACTCTAGGTATTGCATCATAGATAAGTCTCTGCTTAACAGAGCCTTTTAAATTTGCAAGTAATAATGCTTGTCCGTTTTCTTTTTCAGATGTACTCATTCTTTCTCCATAAAAAAGGCCAGCTAGTTTACACTAGCCAGCCATATTAATTACTTATTAGTAAGAAATTGAGTGCATGATACCACAGTAAGATGGTCTGTTTAGAATCAATTCACCATAAAGACTCATGTCTAGTAGGTAAAAATATCCAGCAGTTGTTCTTACTTCGTAGTATTGCTTACCATCTGGTGCTGTTCTTTTTCTGAACATACCATTTGAATGGAACTTAATAGCTCTCATATCAAGGTACATGATAAAGTCGTCGTCCATCTCATTGATACCAACAACTCTAACTTGACCTTTAACACCGATAATAGTGATCTCAGTCCATCCATAAGCATTAACTTTAGTAGACTTTTGATCGATATGGTAAGGCCCTTTATCCTGCTCAAGAACTTTCATAATTGAACCAAGATTTTTGAAAGACATTACGATTCTATCAGGCATACCTTTACCAAGAGTTTTAATTCTTGTGAATCCATCGAAAAGCTTTTCGATAATGTTGGCAGCCGTTACAGCAGAACCATCAACTTGGATTGATTGAAGGTATGGGTAAGCTAATTTAGATTGTCCGTAAAGAGTAGCAGATCCACCATTTGCAGCACTTAAAAGAGAATCTTTAAGAGATGTAAATGAATCAGAGATTGCACCATCTACGTAGAATTTAGTATTATCAGCAACAGTGTAAAGAGATAAATCTGAAACCGAACCACCACTTCTTGCATCGTAGAATACTACCACACCAGAGTTGATATCAATTGTTCTAACATAAGCAGTTGCTTGTGCTTGAGTATCAGAATCGATGATTACTTTCTCGTTGATGTTAAATCTATCTGGTCTTGTAACCTGGATACCTGCACCAGCAGTACCATCTACAGCAGCTTTATCTTTTGCAGCACCAACTAACATATTAAGTGAAGTTTGCTCTTTCATCCATTCCATATAATCTTCGATTACATCTGGAAGGATTCTTAAGAATGACTTCTCTTTTACTTTACCATCGTGCTCTAAAAGATCTCTATGGTTAAATAGTAATGTACCCCAAAGCTCTCTATAGTCAGTAACTTCACCACGAACATATTTATCTTCTGCAATGTCACCTTCAGCAGTTAAACCACCAAATTTAAGAGATGATGCTTGAGCACCTTTAAATGGAACTGGAAGCGTTCCGCCTTTCCAACCTTCGTCAATTTCAATATTTTGAAGTAACCAAGATCTTTTTAAAAATTCTTCTTTTAACAGGTCATACGTTAAATATTCATTTAACATATCCTGAAACGTTCTTGTTGTAGACATGTTTTATCCTCGTGTTAGTCCGTTTAGCACTACAAACTTTTTGCGTGCTCTCTCATAGCAGCTAAGTTAGTGATCTTTTTCTTAGCAGGACTTGCACCGTTACTCTGTAAATTAGGAATAACAGTTTTACCTTCCTGTCTAACTACAACTGTTTGTTGCGGATCAGACTTAGCTTGTTGTTGTGTTGGATTTTGAGCTACCTGAGTGTTCGTCCCCGAATTTTGGTTAGCAACTAATCCTTGGTACTTGTTTTGAACAGCCGCAACTGCTTCAGCAACACTTAAGACTGTTTGACCATTTGACTGGTTAAAAACAGCAGCACCGTGATTTATTACTTCTTGCTTGAACGAACCTGGTGTCCCCACGAGGTTATCAAATTTTTGAGCCACATCACTACTTCCCAGTAAGTTATCTAATTCTACAGTCCGTTGCTGAATTATTTGTGCCTCTTGATTATTATGCATCATTTGATTTTGATATTGCAAGTTAAAATTTTGCTCTTGAATTTGACGCTGGTCGTAAATTTGTTGAGCTTGCTCTGGATTTTTCATGGCCATAGCCTCTTCGCTTGCCCACTTCAGTAACAAGTTCTTATCGATTCCAAGGTGCTTTCTAAAAGACTCAACACCTGCTGTAGAGTTTGTTGCAAGCATTGCACTTAATTGATCAATTTCTTGATTTAAAGTTTGATGCTCATTAAATCCTTGCTCATATTTTTCGTAATTACCTAGCTTTTCTTGGATACCTAGCTTTTCTTGGATTTCACGTATTCCGCCAACTTCTTTATATTCGCCAATTGCCTTTTGTGCTGTAACGAGGTCTCTAACGAATTGCTCTGAATCCTTGTCTTTAACAAGCCCCCTAAGTCTTTCGTCGAACTCGAACTCTTCATCTTTGTACTTGTAGTTGAAGTTTGGCTCGTAGGCTGGTGGCTCTTCTGTTCCTGCTCCTGGATCTTCTGATCCTGGCTCTTCACCTGCTTGTGGCTCCGCAACTTGCTCTTCTTGTGCTGGTGTCTCTTCGATAACTTCTTGTTCTTGTGCATCTGGATCTTGAATCCCTTCTAAGTTTTCCATTAAATGTCTCCTAAAAAATGTTTATAAACTTGGCAGTGTTTGACCACCATTAACTAACATTTGAGACATATCTGCTTGTGCTCCATGATTCATGGAACCAATTTTTTGCTGCAT